ACATCAATACTACCGCCTCAACATGTGCTGACGTTATCTTCCTATACTATGAAACGAAATAAAGACCGTCTAAATATTTGAAGTAAAACATTAAACGTAACTTATCCGGTTACTTAGTACGTCTTCAACATATAGCACAGCATTAAAAATTTTGAGGAAATCGTTCTTACTAATTTGCCCTTCCCATCTTCCATGATTAATCATATGTCGATTCGGTCTTTCTAACGTGAAGTTTTTAGTATCTGCGAAGAACAGCTTTAACCATTCTATAAATCCAGAATCTCGTAAAGATTGATTAGTAAACTCTGAATCTAAAAAATCCACCGCTTTATACCCTACCTTCAACTTGTTGCCGGTATTGCTACCTGCTTCTGCAAATCTATTCAAAGCACCGTCAATTATAATTGTTGCAACTGTGTAAGCTGCATAATAGTTTTCCGATTGATAGCTTTGAACCATAGATTGAGTCAAAACTGATGGAATAAACTGAGATTGCTCTAATTTTGTAATTATATTTTTATCCTCCAAATCAGATTCTAGTAACTCAAACCAATACTCCTCTACTTCCTCAAAATCGTCAATCTTAACATCATAAAACAGATCATAATCAAGGAAATATACTACCCAACCTCGTTCAGCTAAAATATTTAGCTTATACTGTATATCCTTTATTTCCTCTTCAGTATGAGTAGTTGTAGTTTCTAAGATTTTTGTAAAATTAGATAAATCTTTAAAAATCGTTGATTGAAAATTTTTTAAAAATGCTTGCAGAGTTGCCGACATAGAACTAATAGAATCAAAAGGAATATTGGCAACTTTCATTGCATCAGTATAGCTCTTAGTTAGAGTCCCTGCAGCATCTATAAGAGTTTTATTAGTCCCAATCTGTATGGGATTAATGAAAGTCTTAGCCATTGAACTAGCTGCAGCCTGGATAGATTTATTTGTTGGATCATTGACTACTTTAGCAATTTTTTCTAACGGTTGTAGCATCCTGGCGATTTGTTCAGCATTCATACTTGCATACAACTTCGCAAACTCAGTCCTAGTAGCCGCTACACTCCCTATAGTTTCCTTTGGTAATTCCATCTTTTCATCATCCAAAATTATATCTCACCTCCAACTATCCTTCCTTAGCAGATTGCCCACCTAACTTCTTATCTGCATTTTTCTTTGAGTTCACTAGTACATCATATAATTCAAATTCTATCTCGATAAAATAGATAAACGCATCCGCAATTTCTAAAAGGAGAGGGTTAACCTCTTCTCTGATTGGAAGACCAACAGAATAATGAGGGATATCTTCTTTATTACCCCACCAACTCTTATGAACTGCTATATCTGAAAAATGAACATAACCGGATGCTTTCACATAGACATCATCAATCTCAGGACAATAAACTGATATTCTTTTCCTGAGATTATAATCCGTCATCTTATTTCCTTCATCATCATATAGTTTTCGGACAGGTGTACCTTTTAAAACCTTCTTTATAAATTCTGACCTATCTGCAGCTATAAAAGCCGCAAAAACTCTCATCAAATTATCTAATTGTATCCTGACTAAGATACCTGCACAAGTAATATTCCTAGTTTCTAAAAGGTTTGATATTCCATCTAAAATATCCACTGTTCGTCCAATGGCTGAAGAAAAAAACAAATCTTCTTCAAATAAATGTTCCCCTATTACTCCAGCAGCTAAAGTTATAGCTTCTTTTCTTAGGACCTTGAATCTATCTATTCGCTTACTGAGTTCTTCAAAATAGTCCTCATTCAACATTTTCAAATTGATTGATTCATTAGACTGTGATAATTCATCATTACTGCTCATGCCGTACTAGATCTCCATTTTATTGTTAGTTCTATTTTACCGTATAAAAACAAAAAAGGCCACAGCTAGAGTGCTACTCTCTTAGCTATGGCCTTATAAATTAACTTCCGTTCCTTCTAAAAATTTGATAGAGATGCTGCCGTCTTCTCCAAGACTAATTTTCTCAAGAACCTGGCACATCTTCCTTCCATTGAATTCTTCCTGATTACTATTAAGTGTCTCCTTTAATTTAGCTGCATGGTACCTCTCCAGCTTTTGTTCTTCTCTAAAGTTATCCCACTTATCTAGTAGCTTTTCTTTATTTTCCCTTAGAATTTCTAAAGCTCTAAGGAAAGCTTGCTGCAGCGTTTCCTCATCAATATGGCGATTAGTACAGCCCTGAACACCTTTTACCTTGTACCGGTTATTGCACTGCCAGACAGGACGTTTCCCTCTGCTCGTGGTCCAGTTCTTTCTGCCAAATAGTCCTCCGCATTCTTTACAGAATACTTTGCAGGTGAAAGGGTTTTGTTCGCACTGGATAATGTAAAAATTGATGTGATTGTCCTGCCTAAACTGATTTCTCCGCTCTACCTCGAGCTGAACCAAGTCCCATTCTTCCTTATCAATGATGGCTTCATGGTTGCCTTCGATATAGTATTGGTTGACCTGTCCTTGATTCTCACTGCGCTTCTTGGTCAGAAAATCTACCGTATAGGTTTTCTGCAGGAGGGCATCACCCATGTACTTCTCATTTTGGAGCATCCTTTGAATGGTAGTGGGGTACCAGTTGGCTTTCCCATTCCAACCTGGAACCCCTTCTTCTTTTAAAGTTCTCGCTATACTTTCTGGCGTTTCTCCTTGTAAAAAATCCCGAAAGATTCGTCTGACAATCTTGGCTTGCTCCTCATTGATGACAAGATTTCCATTCTCCCCTTTATCATAGCCTACAAACTTGATTGTGTTAACTCTTATTTCGCCCCGTTCGAACTTCTTTCGAATCCCCCATGTCGCATTCTCTGAGATAGAACGAGATTCGTCTTGGGCCAAGGAAGAAAGAATGGTCAAGAGCACCTCACCTTTGGCATCCAAGCTGTCAATATTCTCCTTTTCAAAGGTAACTCCAATTCCAAGTTCTTTTAACTCCCGAACATATTTCAAGCAGTCTAGCGTGTTCCTAGAAAAACGGCTGATAGACTTCACAATGATTCTATCTACTTTGCCTTTTCGGCAGTCAGCTATCAACCTATTAAACTCTGTGCGTTTCTTGGTATTAGTTCCTGAAATCCCCTCATCCGCATAAATATCAACCAACTCGTAGAGAGGATTCTGCTGAATATACTCTTTGTAATACCGAACCTGGTTCTCATAGCTTGATAGCTGTTCGTCTTGGTCGGTGGATACTCGGCAGTAGGCCGCCATTCGGATTTTCTGAATGTGTTGCTTCTGCTCGACTTGTATCGTTTTCTTTGCTGGAATAACTGTAATATTTTTTGCCACCGATGTTCTCCTCCTTTACCACTGTGGGTTCATGGATGCTCCAATCCTGTACTGCACTGTCTGGCACGCGCATGCCGATGCAGGCGACCTTCCCTTCTCGGATGTACTTGCTACAGACCCATACAACCTTTCCTTTGTAATACTTCTGCCGTTTTAAAGTAGAGCCACAATGCTCGCATTTCAATAAGCCACTCAAAGGATATCGTCGGTTGTAATCTATGCGCGCGTCTCTCTTACTGTTTTGTCGCAAAAGCTTTTGAACGGCTTCCCAATCTTCTCTGGATACAATAGCTTCATGGTTATCTGTAATCAGGTACTTCTGCACCTGACCTTGGTTTAGACGTTGCTTGGCCTTGATTTCCGCAAAATAGTATTTTTGCAGAATTGCATCCCCCTTATACTTCTCGTTTTTTAGAATATTGGTAATAGTACTTGAATACCATTTCCCACCGTCTACCGTAGAAACTTTCTCTTCATTAAATAGCTTTGCGATGACATGAACTCCCATACCAGATAAATAAAGGTTATAAATCCGTTTGACGATTTTAGCTTCCTCAGGATTGATGATTAACTCACCGTTCTCATCCTTGTCATAGCCTAAGAAGCGCTTAGTGTTAATCACCAGCTCTCCTCGCTGGAACTTCTTCTGAAAAGCCCAGCGTTGGTTCTCACTCATGTTGCGCAATTCTTCTTCTGCGTAGCTGGCAAGAACTGTAAGCATGACCTCTCCTTCGTTTGATAAGGTATGGAGATTTTGTTCTTCAAAGAAGATATCCACTTGAATAGTTTTCAGTTCCCGGCTTACTGCAAGTAATAACTCAGTGTTTCTGGCAAAGCGAGAAATGGACTTAGTATGAATGACATCAATCTTTCCTGCCCTACAATCTTCCAACATCTGCTGAAAGCCTGGACGTTTGGCCAGTTTTCCCGAAATCCCCTGATCATAATAAACCCCGATAAAGTCGACATCTTTTTTATTTTGATAGAGATGACTATAGTAGGCTTGCTGATTGGTGAGGGAATCCTGTTGCTTTTCGGTCATGGTTGAAACACGCGCATAAGCACAAACTCGTTTCTTTTCTGGCTTCATCCCACTCTCCTTTCTTCCTTATTATATATCACTCTAAAGGCCAAATTTATCAAGTATTCAGCCCACTCATTCAAGCTTTTTCTAGTTGAAATGCTGTCTATGTAAAAGGCCCGCATGGACAACCACACAGACCTTGATGGATTATTCAATTCGTAACACTTGACCGGGATAAATCAAATCCGGATTCTCAATTCCATTGATAGCCGCTAAGTGCTGGTAGTTCGTGCCGTACATAGCTGCAATAGCGGAAAGCGTATCTCCGTTTTCAACGGTATAGTTGGTAGTACTGGATACTTGAGCACTTCCCGTAACCTGCAAAACTTGCCCCGGATAAATCAAGTCAGGATTGGCAATCCCATTGATTGCCGCTAATTCCTGATAACTTGTTCCATAAAGAGACGCAATAGCTGATAGGGTATCCCCCTCTTGAACCGTGTAAGTCCTAGTTGACGCTGGTGCTGCCGGTGCTGGAACCGCAGGGCGAGGTTCAGGGATTTGGCCAGTATAAACAGAACGCAAATCCCGATACATATAGTTGGAATCCACTCGACCACTGATACCGCCAACAACTCCGTCACTAGTAAACTGCCAAATATCTGTTGGAACAGAACAAGCAGCTACCTGCCACTGAGCTACCCAATTCGTATATTGGGATAAGTCACCCATATTCTGGAACCAGTACAGGCTCGCATACACACCAGCCCAGTAACCAGCGGTTTCTACATTGTCACAAAACAGTTGACAAATAGCCGTAGAAGTTTCCCAGCTCACACCTCCATTGTTGGCTTTCCAACCGTCCGCATCTTCCATGTCAATGTAGAGAGGCATAGAAGGATGAAATTGCCGGACAAAATTCAAAAAGGCATTGACCTCAGCTTGTGCTTCTCCCAAATTTCGAGCATAGCTATAATGGTAAAATCCGTACGGAATGCCAACCCGCTCACATTCAGATGCATTTCGCCGTGCACACAGGTCTTCCGCAAAGCTACCCCAAGACGAACGAATAATGACAAAGTCAACATTGTTTTTCAACTGATCAAAATCAATAAAACCATTGTGTTCGCTGATATCTACTCCAAATAATGCCATCTTATTTTTCCTCCGATTTTAATTGTTTCAAAGTTTGTTTGAGTTTCTCTGGAACTGGCAGACCAATCCGTGCTGCATTTTCTATAATACTGAGCCCCTCGTTAGACAAGTAATAGAAAATAATAGCGGTTCGGATGATGCCTCCCTGTTTCAAGATATGAGTATCAATAATCTGCCCCATAGCCACTAACATCAAAATGACAACTTTTTTAAACAGTCCTCGAAAACCAACTGCACTGGATAGCTTCTTTTCAACAACTGCTGCCATCAATCCACTGATATAATCAATAGATATAAAGACAATCAAGGCAAAAATAAAACCATCCCAATCGCCAAAAACACTTCCTAAAAGTCCTCCTACCGTAGTAAATAGTACTTTATTCGCAAAAACTAACTGCTTCATGATGCATTTTCCTTTCTATGCGGTTCACTCCAGTCGGGATTTCCCTTTTCATCAAATTGCATGATATAAAAGTTTTTATGGAATAACTCAGACAAATTCATGGTAGGGACTGTCGCTCCCCACTGAGTCAAAGCTCCCACTGTTTCAATTTCCATCAATTGACGTCGACCTTCTTTAATCACGGGACGCTTTTGTACTTCTCGGTACATATAAAAATCCTCCCCCTCATTCTTGCAGCGAATGAACTCACCATTCTCGCGCATATAAGTGAGTGCCGCCACCAAATCAAAAGGTTCTATAATTCTACTTAGATCAGGTAGTAATTCCTTTTCTTCCATCTTTCTTTCCTCCATCTATTTTTAATGGTGTAGTTGCTTCTTTGAGATTAGCTTCCAATTCTTCTTTCTTCTGAAGGAGAACTTGGTAAGCTTCCTCTTTATGCGTCAATTGAATGGCTAAGAGGTTCTTTGATGTCACCTCATCAGCCAGCTTTCTGGTCAGCTCTTCAATCGTTAAACGAAGAGCCTGATTAATTTCTTCTTGGTTCATTTGTTTCCTTTCTTATAAATGTCCCACTAAGCTTCTGGTATCCCACCAGGCTGGATGCCCCTCACTATGGCTAGCCCTATATTCATAGAGCGCCCCAATGCTATTAGACATCCGTTGTAATACCTCGTGAAGTGAGACATAATTACCGCTTGTATCTAAATAGAGCCAAACATCGCCTGTATTAATGGTTGAGTCCCTTCTATCCTGTTTCCTGCTTGGACGCAGTTGGAGTTTTCCTGTTGTGGTCATGACCCAACCGTCTTTATTATCATAGGCAGAACTGGCAAAAGATAATTCATCCCCAACCAGATCAAGTGAATCGATATTGTACCCATTCCAAGCTCGAATACCGACAAAGCCACTATCATTAGAGCTTTCAGTGCCATAACGATTGGAGCCAATAACAGTTACACCCGCTCTTCCTTTGCCATCGACATTCCCTGTCGCAAACTTAATAAACTGGGTTGGGTAACCAGTCAGAACTCGTTTCAAGGCAGCTTGGTCTGTATAATACAAAATCTGACCTGCATTGAGACTGATTTCCATAGCTCGGTTAATGGCTGTTAGGATACCACCTGATATCTTGTTCGCAGATAAAGTTACCGACTGCACCTGGCTGATGAAGGCCTGCTTTGAGAAAAGCTTCCTCAGATAAGCTTCGGTCGCAGATAGCTTGTTAAACAAGGCATCATCTACTTTCAATTTCTCAGCCGTTACTGCTTCTGCACTTAAGATTGCTGTTGTGACTGATCCCGATTCAAAGTTGGCTGTCTTTAACTTATCCACCATGGCAGACTTAATAACAGCATGATCAATTAAAGTTTGTCCTGTGATATGGGTGAGTCTACCATGGATATGATTTACTCCATTCGCTAATAGATTCAAACTGTTTAGTACTGCCCCACCTGAAGTCAAATGCTGGACCGACCAACTGTTTGCGAGCTGAGTTTGAACAGTAGAAACTCTCTGGGTCAAATCCGTCACCTTGGTCACATAGGAAGAATCTGTCAGGACAATCTGGGCCAAGTTATGTTTGACACTGTCTTCCTTTGAGCCAATGAGCCGTGAGTACAGATTAACTGTTTCCTGAACCTTTTGAAAATCACTGCTGTTGGTCTTGCCATTGACTGTCTGCAAAATTTCTGAAAAGCGTCCCTCCACTGTTTGAGAATAGGAGGCAATCTTGGTTTCTGTGTACTGCCGGTCATCCTCTGGAGCTGGACTCGGTGTCGTCGCAATTGTCCCATCTTCCAATTGTGGATCCCGAATATAAAGAACATCACCAACAATCCAGCCATTCGAATAACATACCCAGGACCAATATCTCTCAAACTTCACGGTAAAAGGATGAACAAACCGATGCCATTCAGTTTGAAGTGTCACGGTTGAAACACCACCGGTCTCAAAACCAAACCGAACAACTACCGACCGACTCGCTTTCATGTCGGCCGAATAGACCATTTTCTTCCCTTGCCATTCAGCCCCCCTTAAATCAAAAATGGGCTTATGAAAGCCACCATTCCCTGCTTTGGTACAAGTAGCTTTGAGATAGTATCCACTTTTGGCATTCGTATCCGGTACCCGTTCAAACTTCCATTCTGATACATTAGACGAGAGGGGCAACAGACCATCAAAATCATAATGACGAATGTAGTTGCGCCCACCAATTTGCAAACTCTCAAAGCGACGATTTAAGCCTTTCACATCTTCTGAATAGGAGGCTTTTGCGACATAGTCCTTGGCTACTTGCTCTCGGACAGTTCTGGCCTGATTGGCTGTTTCCGTCCGTACATACTGCTCCAGTCGTTCCCGCCGTTCACCATCTTTTGAAACATACTCCTGAACCTGTTGGAGAGTTGTTTCAAGACCGGATAGAGTTTGCTTGACTTCTATCTTACTGACAAAAGTGCCCATTTTCTGAAGAATTTCTGTTTGAAAAACTTTCAAGTCTGCTGTTGTTCGATTCGTTACTTCTTGGACATTGTTCAGAGCTTTCTGAGTGGCTCCTGCCTTGCCTAAGGCTTCTTCCGTCTTTTGAGTAATCGTATGAAGAGTCGACTCTGTCGATTTCGTAAAAGCAGTAAACGAACTCTGAATCTGATCACGAGTCTGAGCTGCAATTTCCTCTGCCTTTGCTTTTGCCTTTTCAATGCCATCTAATACCTTACTCTCTTGCTTCTCAAAAGCAGCATCAAAGGCCCTATTGGCATTTTCTAAAGCTCGTTCAACCATCAAATCATGGCTGCCTTGAGCAAGGGTTAAGATGGAATGAGCTGCAGCCGTCAATTTTGAAGAGGTATTATGGCCACCTTCTCTGACTTTATCGTCAAAGGTCAATGAGAAATATTCTTTAGTCAGTGCATCGTATTCATAAGCCACGGCTTGCTTTAACAAATCCACATAATGCTTTCGGCTTTTTAGAGTGACCCAGTCTCCCAAATGAACCGTTTGACCATCTAGCTCATAGGCTTCTATCACAATGGCATCCTGCTCTCGGTCAATCTTATCATGATAGAATTTACTCTCACCCCATTTTCGCAATTCTTCAAGGGTTTTAAGATTGTTATTCGTGAACTCTTTTTCATTGATGTAGGGATAAGCATCAAGCAAAGGACTGTCAACAGTCACGGTTAACGTCTTCTCTTCTTTAGCTCCTTCTGGTTTAAAGGTCGAATGAACATGGATACGTGTCACTACAGTTTGCGAACTTCTATTCCGTTTGTAGGATTTCAGGTTCTGATGAGTCGTAATAATGACACCACGATTCTCTCCTCGGTGCTCTTGAATAGAGAATAAGAAATTATCTCGAGTGACCTCACCTTCCCAGGTTCCAACAATGGAATGCGCTCCATCTAGCAGTACACTGTATAGTGTTGTTGTCTCTTTGGTATTGAAATCCCTGTGCTTTACGATATCACTGGTAAAAGAGAAAGGACTAAGACTAGTTTTGGCTGCCTGAACCATACTGGATAAGGCCGTCATACATCCGACCTGAGAATTTCCAATTGGCTTAATGGAATGCTGCATGATATCATCCGTAATGTGATAACACAGAACCTCCACGTGTTCATCCATCTCAACTGGTTTCTTAATACGAAAAAGCTGTTCTCCTAATTCAGGGACAGGAGCCTTAATGAGTTTATCTACTTTCAATAGCCGATAAAGATGGCTGTCCGTTATAGGATACTTGAGGGTTAAGGTAAAATCTCCATTCAACGTTTCCTTTACCCTAGCAGATACCGCTTCATAAAGGGGGATACCGTTCCATTTAACGGTTTGTACTTCCTTATCTAATAAATAAAGCATTATGCCCACCCCCAGACAATCTCAAAACGAATGGATTGAATCCCAGTTCCCAATACGACTCCCACTGTTTTATCTTTTGAAGGGTCAATCGTCAAAAAGTCACCAGACCACTTGATTCTTTTTCCCGATAAGGTTCTAAAACTTGGTTTGTCAGGGTTGTTATCCATTACCAGTGTTTCACCAGACTCTATTTTCTCCAAACGAATAACCTGACTGCCAACCGTAAAACTGGTTTCAGTTGAAGTGTTTCCCGCTATTGTCAATTTGGGAAAAGCCAAAGCCGAACCCGTAGTTCTCAAAGCACCATTTTGAGTGAATGACTGACTATCTGTATCTTTAAAGAATTTTGTGGGATGGCATTGGAATGTCGCTTCCATCTCATAAACTCCATGCTTGTCCTTTATCATTTTTGAAACAAGTACCTTATAGCACCAAAGCCGGACTGTCTTCAACTGCTCACTCTCTAGCCAAAACTGTTCTTTAGAAAAGAGAGTCAAAAATTGAAAGAGTTCTTCTTCACTTGGCTTGACCACATAAATCTTAAATGTCAACTCCATCACATTGCGGTGCTTGTTGGTTTCCATGACAGCACCACTGATCCCCCTATGCTCAAGGAGCTGAGTCTTGCTGCTTTTCATGACAATCGGTGGACTGTTTTCTACAATCACCTTAAAAGGGAAAGAGGAAGTATGCACCCCATCAATCACCAACTCATTGTGTCGAATCATATTCCCAATCCTTTCAGTTGTTTTTGTCTTGCTAGTTCATCTGCCAGCCTTCCTGCCACATGTTCTGCCAAGCGCTCTATGTCCGTTTCTTCCCTAATTACAACATCTGAAATTGTAATGGTAATCTGTGGCAGAGCATCCAAAGTAGAGGCAATCCCTCGGCCAATCTGACCCAATGTTTCTCTGTTTAAGGGAAGCACTGCTTCTCTGCCTGCCTCCCCTCCTGCTAAGAGGTTCGCACCATTTAATCCAAAGATGGTTGGCTTTGTTAAAATCCCTCCCTTGGCATACCATTCAATCCCAATCCGTGGAATATCCCCCTTTAACCAATCAAGCGGATTGGCCGACCCGCTGACACTAAAGTGTGGCAAAGGAATATGCGGCCAAGAGATATGAAAATTAAAGAGATTCTTTATGGCATTGATGGCAGAGGATACGGCATTTTTAGCCCCATCAATCGCTCCAGAAATGGCATTTTTAATTCCATCCCAAATATTTCGAACAGTTGAGAAGATGTTGTTTAGGACATTTGATATGGTCTGAAAGATCCCATTCCAGATATTGGATAGTGCGCTTGCAATCCCCTGAACAATCCCTGTCACCGTGGATTGAATGGCATTCCAAATGGATGAAAATAAAGAAGAAAGGGCTGATAGAATATTTGAAACACTATCTCTGATACCGTTCCAGCTATTCACTATAAATTGCCAGATAGCATTAAGAATGGTGCCAATGATGGACTGAATCCCTTCCCATACGGTAGATACAATTTGCTTAATGGTTTCCCAGGCACCAGACCAATCGCCAGTGATCGCCTGCATAACCAATGTGATAATGCCAAGAATAACATTTAGGACTGTTTCTATTATCGTCTTGATAATATCCCAAGCTGTTGTAACAACGAGCTTGATATTCTCCCAAACGGCTGTTAGATAAGGCCCAATTAAATCCATAATGGTGGTGATTACCGTCGAAATGGCATTCCAGACAGTTGTTGCAGCATCTTGAATCAACTGGTGATTTTCCTGCCACCAAGAAACCAAGGTTCCCCAAATTTCCATAACAAAGTCTACGACTGTCCGAACGATGAAAGAAACAGCTGAATAGATAGCATTCCAAGCATCCGTAACAGCCGTTCTGAAAGCTTCATTATGTTCCCATAGTTCCTTAATACCAATGACCAATAAAGCAACAGCCGCTATCACCGCAAGTACAATCCCTACAATCGGAGCAGCCGCAGCTAACATCCCTACAATCGTCGTCCCAAGAGCTAAAGCTGCAGCTTGTAAGGCTACAATAATGGGTAAGAGAATACCCGCAACAGTCACCAGTCCACCCACAACCAGAATGAACTCCCGCACAGGTTCCGGAAGATTCACGAACCATTCCGCAACACTTTTTAAAAGCGTAACAAGTTGTTGGAGAAACGGAGCTAGGGTTTCTGCAATCGCTCCTCCAACTTCGGCCATGGCCTCTTTAGCTGCATTTTGTGCAAGCGTGAACTGATCGATAGGGTCAAGCGTTGCTTTATAGGTGGAAGCAACCACACCCTTTGCTTTTTCTGCAGTTCCTGCTAAATCATCAAAAGATAGAGCTCCCCTCTTAATGGCATCCACCATCCGTGGAGCAGATTTAGTACCAAAGATACTGGAAGCAAGCGTTAAGGCTTCCGTTTCACTAGTGCTGTTTCGGATTTGTTCGACCGTTTCTCTTAAGCCTTCACTCAGTGTCTTGCCCTTAGCCGCATAGTTGACTGCTGCTTTGGAGAGGGAAGAAAGAGCAGCCGAAGAATCGACCCCACTTTTTTCAAACTGCCCCATAAGAGCCACACCCTCATCAAACGAAAGTCCTAAAGCCTTAATTTGTGGAGCACCTTGGATAGCTTTGTTCATCAAATCCTGAACACTGACTCCAGTCGCCTGGGCCGTATAAGTGACAGTATCTAAGACTCGATTTAAATCACTCGTCTCAAGTCCATAAGCTTCAATAGCTTGTTTTGCAGAAATGGCTGATTCCGTCACGTCCGAACCATTAATTTCCGCATACTTAATCAAAGTCGCAGAAGCATCCTTTAAAGCATCACCAGTCAACCCAAACTGGGTATTAAGCTCACCAACAGCACTGCCCACTGTTTGAAAGTCCGTTGGAATTTCAGTCGCAAGACCTTTTGCAATATCTGTCATCTCATCCAGCGCTTTTCCACTGGCACCGGTTTTGGTGACGATGATATCCATCCCTTCGTCCACTTCCCGAAAAGCTTCCAGTGTTGCTTTTCCGAAGTCAATCAGCTTCTGACTGATTTCGCTCAGTTTTTCACTGAAGTTGGCTAGAATCTCAGACCTTAGAAGATTGTTAGTTTCTGCTAAGCTGTGGTTGGCATTATCACTTGCCCCACTCATGCTGCCCATCTCATTTTGCAAATGATGATAAGCCGTCTTGGTTTCATTGAGAGACTTCTCTAGCTTATTGGCTTCAACTGAGTTCTCACCGTATTCAACCTTGGTCAACTCTAACTGCCGTTCTAAATTGGCAATCTGTTTCTCGACAATCTCTGACTGAGCCGCAACCTTTTTCTGAGCAAGAGCCAGTTTTTCAGATTCACTGGCATTACGACCTAGCTGACTTTCTTGCAGCTTAAAGGAGGAAGCGACTTTCTCACTCTCTGAAGCTAGTTGATTTTGTTCAGCTCCTAAAGCAGTTAGTTTACTTTTGTTACTGGTGACACTAGAGCCATTTTGTTCCAAAGCTCGGTTGACACCCTCTAACTTATTCTCATAGCTTTTGAGAGTGTTCTGAGTGATTTCGACCTCTCTTTGAAAAGCCCGATACTGATCAGCTCCGATTTTCCCGCTTTGAAACTGAGCTTCTACCTGAGATTGGGCTTGACGTAGTGTCTCTAGCTTCTCTTTGGTTGTTTGAACTTGCTTGGCTAAAACCTCTTGTTTCTGAGTTAAAAGAGTGACATTGCCTGTGTCAAATTTTAGTGCCTTATCAATTTGTTTCAACTCTCGGCTTGCTTCTAAGGCTTCGTGGTTCACCCCTTTTAGAGCTTTTTGTAAGGGTTGGGTATCGCCTCCAATTTCAATTGTGATTCCTTTAATCGTTCCAGCCATACCGTCACCTCCTTACCGCCACATCAAAAATTATCAAAGTCTGTCTGGGTAGCCTTACGAGTTCTATCTGCTTCTTTGGTACGCACTTCCACATAGTCCGTCTGATAGTCCAGCGCCATGCCAATTGTTATCTCTTTTAAATCAGACATGGATAGCCCCGTCTCTTTACAACAGTGAAGATAGGATTCTACCGTGAAGGTTTCGCTGCTCGCTTCTTCCGACGCATCGACTTTTTTCTGGTTGTCATCCCTTGATTTAACAATTTCATCAGAACCGGTCCTACTGTTTGAAGCGGAAATTCTTCTAAGCCCATAAAGAACTCTTCAAAAGGTTCAATAGATGGGTTAGCTGATTTGGCAAAAACCCAAAAGAGCCGGTGGAAAAACGTCATATCAAAATCCGCTAACATGCTCATATCCACATCAGATGCAGATAAAGTTTTGCCTTCTTCTAGCTGTTCAACTTTTTTTAGAATCGACTCAGCCTGCAACATTTGAAACAGGTCCTGAAAATAATCTTTTCCAAATTCTTTTTTATAGGCAATTGGTGTGTAAGCATTGGTAGTTAGCTCAATGTTCTTACCTGATAACTGAATCGTTTTCCGCATGATTAACCTCCTGGTTTCGCAGCTGGTTCATAGACTTTTGTGAACCATGTCTTTTGGACATCTTCTGGAGTATCCTCTGTGGTCCTGCGACGGACGATTTTATCCAGTGGACGTGGACTGGCTTTGAATTTCAATTCTACTTCGTTGATGTCTGAACCGCTCTTTGTTTTAGAAGCAACGGTTGGCCGGCTTGCATAACAATAATAGAGCACATGAAGCGTTTCTTTCTTATCCCCTTCAAATCGAAACATCAAAGCAAAGTTTTTCTTCTCACTGCTTGCAATTTCTGAGATGACTTTACTCTGGGCATCGATAGTTTCTCCCAACACTCGAGTCAAAAATTCCTGTGTCAAAAGAGCCAGTTTCAGAGTTCCTTCATAGCCATCATTCGATTCTGTCGTATAAAAATTGATGTTGTCTGCTTTATAGGAACCAGAATCCCCTTGTGGCTCCAGGGTCAGCTCTGCGGCACCCCTGAGTCGCTCCACTGTCCCGTAGGTCAGTGCCCCATCATCTCCTTCTTTGGTTACTTCTGCCCAATGGACATCCTGCAAACCAAAGGTGACTTTATTTTTCTCCATCGGATTTTTCCTTTCTATTTGTTTAAATGATAAATGACCTGATACAGCTTTTCCGTATCCAGATAGGTTTCTTCCTTGTCAAAAAAAAGAGAATGAATGTCGAGTTTCGTTTCTATTTTCTCTTCTAAACCAAGGTCTTTTTTATCAGTATAAAGTTCCAGTCTGACTTGACTTCCTTTGTGATAAGCTAGATTATCTGCTCCATAATTCTGAGAAGCAGGAAACCAATACACCAAAAAGGGAGGAGCTGGACTATGCCCCTCCTCAAAATGATGATAGGCACATGACAGACCTAGACTGCTTAAAAATTGAAACCACTCATCTTTCTTCATAACTTCTCCTTCAAGCGTTCTTCAAATTGGCGAATCATCTTTTCTTCAACAGGAGCAATATGCCGAATTCCTTCAACCCTGCCACCGCCTCGTTTGGCATGACCATTTTCAAGGAGGTGTGTCAGTCCAGGTGTTCGATTATAAATCATTTTTGTCAAAGCTAGATTCGTTTCTTTAGTCACAGTAGAGGTCCAGCCTCGAGCATATTTCCCCCGCTTTTTCGGAGAATGTTTCTTTAACTCATTAACAGCTTCCTTCGTGCTGTCTTCCACCACTGCTTTCACTGTTTCAGTAGACCTTTCAACATAATTCTCCAACTCCTTTTGAACAGCTCGATCTAGGTCAGACGGGTCAATTGTTGCCATATTGTACCTCCTCTGTCGCATCTATCAGGATTATCTCCTGAGGATAAGTTAACGAATCAATGGCCTTGATATTATAAAACTTATCCTCAAAGCGAAGACGAGTGGTTTGACTATCCAACTCTCGAATGGAAGAGTCGTAGCGCAGCGTAAAGCGTAACTGATGAATATTCTTGACCATTACTGTTGTAGTGCCTTCCATTTCAAGAAGCACCTTGCAGGAACACCACCTAGAAAACAATTGCTGCCACTGACTGCTTTCATTGCCAATAGCATCTTGCACAATGACTCGTTTTTGAAAGAAAACCCGTTTGCTTAATGGAGCTATCTTCATCAGAACACATCCCTTCTGTGAGCAGAAAGAAGAGCCTTGAGGAGTTCTACCAAACTCTCCTGCCCTCCTTCTTCTCGGTGCTCGTAAAGATAAGCTGTCCCAAACAAAACAATCGTCTGAAGGAAGTCAACTTCTTTCTCCTCCGTCACTTCCTCCAGATTCTTGCGTAGGATACTGGAACACAACTCTTCACTGGCAGAAATCATGACTTGAATCAAGTGGTCATCCTCTGAGTGTTCAACCCTTAGATAGTTCTTTGCTTCCTCCAAACTAATCTTCATGAGAAGCCTCATTTCATGGTCAAAACTTTAACCGCTTCATTCAGAATTAACTTACCATCCACACGCTGACTAGCAAGGAAGCCAACTTGACCACTTTCTGCATAGAGCTCATTCAGACGCTTAAAGGAACGTCCTTGACGGTCCGCAATCCAGTAGTAAGAAAAGTCACCGAAAGCCAAAACTTTCTTACCTGTATCAATCGTTGGTACAAAGCTAGAGGTGAAATAAGGACGATTCAGAATCATATCTGGTACACCAGCTTGAACAGATGGCTGCCAGATATAGTTGCCATTATTGTCCTTGAGTTTCCGTAAGGCTTTGACAGTCGAATCGTTCAAAATCCATACTGCATTTTTCCGATAAGGTGATTTAAGCGAGTGATACAAATCCATGACATCGTCAAAGGTAATCGTCGCACCACCACTAGTCGCCCCTTCAGTGACCGTTTGAAAAATTCCAGTTGGCTTACCTGTTCCATCACCAATCAGAAAAGCTTCTTCTTCCTTCACACCAATACGACGAGCAAATTCATTAGCCATATAGCTTTCCAAATCAAAGACGGAATCATAGAGCAGCTCATCAGAAATCTTAATGGCTGTTCCAACCTTATGGGAACCAAGCGTTACTTGACTAAAGGTATCTTCTGATTCCTTAAACTTAGAGTTCTCATCCATCCAAGTGGCTTCACCGTTCCCTGACACAACTGGAATCTTCCGCTCCCCGCTTGAAGTCTGAATGACCGTTGCAAGACTCCGCATGAAGTTTTCTTCTTGAAGAGCCTGAATTAGGCGTTTCTCATATTCATCTGGAACCAAGTAACCGCCACGTGAGTCGTCTCCAATACTGAGGGTATTTTCGATATCATAGAAGTTTTTCTTGCGGATATTGTTCCAAAAAGCTGTGTTATAGGCTTTAGAGGAACGTCCGCCTTTTGGATTTCCTCCGCCTACAGTTGGATTGGCGACAATGGCTTGACTAACCGGACTGGCTAATTCCTTGTCCAGTGCTTCCTGCCGCTCCAAGCGTTCAATCTCTTTACCAAGACGAACGACTTCATCTTCCATTTCTTCATAGCGGGCCGTATCTTCTGCAGAAACCAGCCCCTTATCATCCCGACAGGTATCCAGAAAGCTTTTTGCTTTCTCCCATACCTGCGCTCGTTTTTCTCGTAATTGTAAAATTTTACTCATGGTTATTCCTTTCTTATTTCAAGAGTGACAACCGTTTCTCTAACTGAGAAACTGGTGTTTTGGGCTGAGGTTTTTTATCAGCCAATTTTAAAAGCAGCTGGTTGGTCACTGCTGCTCGACTAAACATCATACTTTGAACCGTCCCATCTTCATGAGGTGCAGGCTCATACAAAATAGAATCCGCAAACCCAAGTTCAAGAGCCTTCTTAGCATTAAACCAAGACTCAGCATCCATCAAGCGGGACAACTGCATACGAGATAAACTAGTTTTAATTTCATATGCATTGAGAATGGACTCTTTGACTTCCGATAACATAGCAATGGCCTTCTCCATTTCTTTGGAGTCTCCAATTGCGACGGTCATTGGATTGTGAATCATCATCATGGCTACTGGACTCATATTGACAGTGGTTCCCGCCATAGCAATAACACTGGCTGCCGAAGCTGCAATGCCATCAATATTGACGGTCACGTTATCTTTGTAGTCCATTAACATATTGTAGATTTGAGCTGCCGCAAAGACATCTCCACCCGGCGAATTAATCCATAAGGTCAGTGGCCCGGTGCCACTCATGAGTTCATTCTTAAAAATTTGCGGAGTCACATCATCATCCACCCAGGATTCACTAGCAATCGTACCATTTAGATGCAGCACACGCCCCATTTCATCCTCGCTGAAATTCCAAAATTTATTCATGACTCTCTCCTTTTTGATTTGTTTTCATAAATCCTCCTGCATCTTTTAACTTGGTCATATTGCCATTAATGAGGTAAAGGTCACCGCCTTCTTCTGGCGAGATAGGGTTAAGTTCTTCTAGTTCTCGGATGTCGTTGGTCGATAGCCAGCCGTTTTGTCGGCCAATCGCATATCCGTTCATTCGACTTTGGTAATCCCCACGAAGCAGGCCATCTACATTGAATTTAATGAAATGGGTCTTCTTTTCTTCCGGCAGCAACAAACTTTTCTTAAGAGCCTGTTCAAACCGAACCACCCAGGGGTCCAAGGTATACTTAACAAACTCAAGGGATTGTTGCTCAATATTCGAAAAACTGGACTTCTCTAAATCTCCTACCATGTGCGGTGGAATCCGAAAGAGACGCGCAATCTCATTGATTTGAAATTTACGGGTTTCCAAGAACTGTGCTTCTTCAGGCGGAATGCCAATTTGCTTATAGCTCATCCCTTCTTCCAATACAGCGACCTTATGAGCATTTCGTGTTCCCTGATAGACTGCATTCCAAGAATCTCGCACCTTAGCAGGGTCTTTTAAGATACCTGGGTGTTCGAGAACTCCCCCAGGGTTAGCACCGTTGCCAAAGAAACTAGCGCCATATTCTTCACAAGCAAGCGTCATCCCCACCGCATTCTTCGCCAGAGCAATCGGAGAATAACCAATCAGACCATCAAACCCTAAGCCTGGAATATGAAGTACCTCTTCTTGTGATAAAACAATGCTTCCTTTTTCCTGAAAATTAGGATTGTCTTCCTCATAGCGATTGTAAACATAAAAGAGCTTACCCTTTTCACTTCGGTGGACTCTCATCTGATCCGGCAGCAAAGGATACAGTCCAATCACCTGACCTGAACGGTCACGAAGAATCTGAGAATAGGCATTCCCCCAAATCAAGAGATGGCTCATCAAGGTTTCCCGAAAGACAAAAGATGTCATATCAGGATTCGGCTCATCATGCAAAAGCGTGTAAAGGACATGTTCCGTATCCTTTGCTTTTCCTCCTTCGGTGTATCGATAAACATGAAGAGGTAAAGACGCAATGGTCTCTGACAGAATCCTTACGCAGGCATAAACCGCTGTCGTTTGTAATGCCGTCCGTTCATTAACAGTTTTCCCACTCGTGGTTCGACCAAAGAGTAGCGAAAAGTCATTCCCTTCATACTTATTTTTGGGCTCTCCCCTCTGTCGTTTTAGTCCTAATCGTTCCAATATTCCCATAGTCATCTCCTTTTCTAGACATGAAAAAAGCACCTCGCTTGAGATGCTTTACAATCACTCTTGCAATTGTGGAAAATCTAATTAATTTAAAAGGATAAGATTCCTCGCTCATCATAAATACTACCGTCATTCTTTTGATGTCGAATGCACCTGTCTAAAGCCATAATGGTTGCGACAACACCGTCAATCTTTTCTACAGATTTTTCTTTATCAGGCTTGATATTTCCGGCCGGGTCCTGTCTCATGACTACGTTTTGGGCCATCCATTTCAAAACTGGATGACCTCCATGCTGGATTTTACCTTCCATCATGAGTTTATAGTACTCTTTGGAAGGTGGACTCATGTCCTTATAGCCCTGACCAAATGGAACCATTGTTAAACCCATGCCTTCTAAGTTCTGAACCATCTGTGTCGCATTCCAGCGGTCATAGGCAATTTCTTTGATATGATAGATAGTGGACAGTTCTTCAATGTACCGTTCAATAAATCCATAATGAACAACATTCCCTTCCGTGGTAAGAAGAAAGCCTTGCTTTTTCCAGACATCGTACAGCACATGGTCTCGTCTAGATCTAAGAACCAGGGTTTCTTCAGGCAACCAAAAATATGGAAGAACTTGATAGTTCTCTGCTTCATTTCTTGGTGGGAAGATTAGGACAAAGGCTGTAATATCTGAAGTGGAAGATAAATCCAGACCAGCATAGCAATCCCTGCCTTTTAAACTTTCTACATCAATCGGCTGACTCCCTTTGTCATAGACATGTTCCGGAATCCAAGTCACCGCTGAATTGGTCCAGATATTGAGTCGTAGCTGCTTGAATACATTTTCTTCTGCAGGGTTATCTAAGGCATTCAGATAAGCTTCCCGAACCCGGTCAATTCCAATTGTATGGCCGAGTGAAGGATTAGCTTTTAGCCAGTTTTCTTCATCATTCCAATCCTCTTCTTCTGATAGGCCATAGACAACTGGGTAAAAGCTACTGTCTTTCTTTCGTCCTTTTAGAATTTCTAAGGCCTTGGTATGCAGTTCATAACAAATGGAGTTCTTGTCATTTCCTGCAGTTGTGATGATAAAAAAGAGGGGCTGCTCTCTGGCATCCCCACTTCCTTTGGTTAAGACATCATACAGATGACGATTGGGCTGGGCATGGATTTCATCAAAGACTAATCCTGATACATTAAGTCCATGCTTGGTTCCAGTTTCTGCCGACAGCACTTGATAGAAGCCAGCATTAGAATAATTGATGATGCGTTTAGTGGCCCCCATGACTTTGGAACGTTTCTCCAAAGCCCTGCTCATCAAAACCATTTGCTTGGCCACATCAAATACGATGGAAGCTTGATTTCGATCACAGGCCGCCCCATACACTTCGGCACTGGCTTCTCCGTCTGCGTATAAGAGATAAAGAGCAATCGCAGCAGCTAGTTCAGACTTCCCATTCTTTTTGGGAATCTCTACATAGGCCGTCAGGAACTGTCGATTTCCATCTTCCTTTACGATACCAAAAAGGTCACGTACAATTTGTTCTTGCCATGGTAAGAGTAAGAATTTCTGTCCCGCCCAGCGTCCTTTGGTGTGGCAGAGATTCTGAATGAAGGTTACTGCCCGGTCTGCCTTCTTCTCATCATAATGAGAAGTTGGAAGCATGAAGGGAGATGGAATGTAGTGATAGGTCATAAGCGCCCTCCTAGTAAATCTTCCATTTCATCTCCTGAACCCACTTCGGAATCCATCGAAGCCAGCCGTGTTCTGGCAGATGGTGTTAAGCCAAACTGTTCACAGAACTTGAGCATGATTTTGAGATTAGTCTGAGAAATGGAAACCTGAGGTACTTGTTGGAGATAGCCATTTGGAGTTTTGATGATAGAGCCGTGTTTTGAAAGAAACTCTTCTGCTTCCTTCCAGCGGGCATAAGCTTGGCAGTAACCCGCAAAAGCCGTCATATCCATATCGGTTAAAAGCCCCAAACCTTCTAGGATTTTGCCCATACGCTTCCATTCTTTCTTGGCATCTTCTTCAAGCCAGGAAGGGCATCTAGGAGCTTTCTTCTTTGGCTGAATTTCATTTTTTGGAAGTGGACGCTTGCCAGGATTCCCTTCTAAAATTTTCAAACTAGTTGGTTTGGGCTTTCTGCCCTTCTGTGCCATGCCCTCACCTCCTTCAGCCCACAAGAAAAAAGCCCGAAGGCTTTATTTCTTATGAATCGATTTTCTCGACTTCATCAATACCATGCAACACATGGAGTTGTCGGCCATTGTCCCATTGAACAATCAAGGAACCAATATCATCCACATCTTCTACCGTTCCCAACATATCAATTGGCACTGGACTCGGGTCTTCCATTTTTAAGAGCCGCACCCTTGTTCCAGCAGGATAGCGCCTTTTCAGTAATTCTACAATCTTCGCATTCATCTTTATTTTCCTTCCATCGTCTAAGTGAAAGATACTTCTTCCCAGATACGATTGGTGTCTTCGACAATCAGCTGCAATTCCAAATCAGCCATTTTTCCACTTGTATCGGCTTCTTGAATGGAGATTAGTAGGTTCTGAACCTGGGTAGCATCTTCCTGTTCTACACTGTCCAACTCTCGTTCTTGAGCCAAGGCTATAAATCCTTTGTATAAGAGACTTAAACGATTGCGAGCTTGTTCTAAGACTAGGTTGGCTTCTGCATTTGAATAAAGCATCATATGTTTCTCCTTTGGGGGATTTAATTTGGTCAATGGTATAATACCTCTAATCTGCATATTTATCCAGTTATAATAGATAATTATTATGCTTAATTTTGAAATTTTGATTCGAGTTCTTTCATCGCTTGGTCCAAATACTCTAGTTCCAAACATCCAAATTGTCTAGTCTTACGAGCACGCTCTATAGCGTTCCTCAATTCCTGTACCCCAAGAGAATCTTGTGATAAGTCAACCAATTGTTCAGACAGTCCCTTGAGATATTGGAGGGCTTCTGTTTCCGTCACCTTCTTATGCTTCGCTTGTTTCCTTCTCATACTCACTAACTGCTTCTTCAAAAGCTAAGGTCTTGCCCTCACGGATTAGCTGCACATCTGACTTTTCCGTCGCTTCCATATAACGTTTGACAATAACATCCACAAACTTCTCATCCAATTCAATACCATAACAAACCCGACCGGTCTGATCAGCCGCAATTAAGGTAGAGCCACTACCTAAAAATGGGTCCAGGATAAGTGTCCCTCGCATGGAAGAATTCTGAATCGGATAAGCCATAAGCTGAACAGGCTTCATAGTAGGATGCTCTTTGCTGGATTTTGGACGGTCATATTCCCAAATGGTCGTCTGCTTTCTATCAGAAAACCATTGGTGTTTTCCTTTTTGTTTCCAGCCATAGAGCACAGGTTCATGTTGCCACTGATAAGGGCTTCTACCTAATACCAGGGCATTCTTTTTCCAAACGCAACAACCGCTCAGATAAAAGCCAGCGTCCTTAAAGGCCTTTCTGAAATTCAGTCCTTCTGTATCCGCATGGAAAACATAGATGGAAGCATCATCCTCCATGGACCGTTCTACATTGACAAACATGTTAAAAAGGAACTGAAAAAAATCCGTATCGGACATATCATCATTTTTGATTTTACCCGCTGTTTCTTCCACATTAACATTATAAGGAGGGTCAGTTACGACAAGGTTGGCCTTCTTATCTCCCAGAAGAAGCTGATAAGTTTCTGGCTTTGTAGAATCACCACAAATCACTCGGTGCTTCCCAAGATGCCAGATATCTCCTTGTTTCGAGATAGTCGGCTTTGTCAGCTCCCCATCTACATCAAAGTCATCTTCTTTCACTTCCTTGTTGTGAACCTTAGAAAATAGCTGATCGATTTCCGGGGCTTCAAAACCGGTTAGGTCTAAATTGAAATCCGCATCTTGCAAGTCCACCATCAGGTCTGCGAGAAGTTCTTCATTCCACGCGCCTGTGATTTTATTTAAAGCAACATTCAGGGCCTTTACCTTATTCTCATCATCAATCCGAACCTGAACACATTGAACTTCTTTATAGCCTAAGTCAGATAAGACGGTCAGTCGTTGATGGCCTCCAATTACAGTGCCATCGAAATTAACAATAATCGGGTCAACATAACCAAACTCCACAATGGATTTCTTGATTTTTTCGTATTCCTTATCACCCTTCTTGAGTTTCTTTCGTGGGTTATAAGCCGCTGGTTTTAAAGAGTCAATGGGTAAAGAACCCCATGTCATATCTTGTGTGACTTTCATACTACCTCCTTAGTAAAAACGAGATTGAATATAGCAGGCATGGCTACAAAACTTCCGGTTCGCATTGCCGTATGATAAAAAAGACTTACCGCAATGTTGACAAGTCAATTCATAGTAAGCTGTATTTTGTTTCTGGTGTAATTCTGGATGGTCCTGCCACCAGTATCTCCGACAGGCATCCGAACAAAACTTCTTAGGTCGCCCAGTTCCTTTGGGGATAAAGGTTTCTTTACAGTGAAGGCAACACGAAAGACCACTGGCTTGGTCTTTCATCATCTTTGTGACGGCATTTCTATAGCCCAAAAGTTCTGGGTTTCGTTTGCAGTAATTACGAACAGAATCCCTAGACAAACCGACTATCTTTCCAATCGATTGGTATCCCAAACCTTCAGAACGTAGTTTTCTAATCTGTTTTCTCTGAAAATCGTCCATTTCTACCTCCTTTCTCTACTGAAATCTCTAACCTTTTAAACCATAAAACGAAAGAAAAACAAGCCATAACATCTTGTTACAGCTTGTTTCTCAGTTATTTATTTCTTCAAAAAATATACCCCTTTTGCATTTTGCGAAAATGCACGTTTGAGGGGGCCACGGTCTTGTGAGAGACAGCTCACAGAGATTTTATCCCCCTTCCCCTTCACTAAAAATCATATCCATAAATCGGAGTATGGTCTTCGATCACGGTTTTATGATCATGACAGGATTTACAAAGAGGTTGCCAGTTGCCCTCATCCCAGAACAATTTTTGATTTCCTCGGTGAGGAACGATATGGTCCACCACTGTTGCCTGCCTGTAGCGATTCCGCTTCAGGCACCGTACGCAGAAGGGATGAAGTTTCAAGAAACGAAGCCTAGCTTTGTTCCACCGTGAATCATATCCTTTAGCTTTCGTGGACTTTACTTCCAGTGAATGAAGCTGGCTGTGTTCCTCACAATACTTGGAACCGTAAGGCACTAGCCTTGGACAGTTTGGATGCTTGCAAGGCAGAGCGGGTCGTCTTGGCATGGCCTTCACCCCTCTCTATATTTTTTCACATCTTAATCATATCACAATATTTCGTGCAAAGCAGTACCGACTTAGTACCGTATTAGTTCCAGGGTAGTTCCGCACTAGTTCCACCCTAGTACCGGAGTAGTTCCGTCTTTTTGATTTTTGCAGTTTTTACTTGACAAATAAAAAAAGTTCTATCTCATAAATGATAGAACCTCAAAGTTTAATCTTATAAATAGTCATCCCAATCTAACCCATCTTTTAGGAAATGTTGCTTTAATTCCTCTCCCAATAAACTTTTAGAATATATGCAAGTTACAGGGTCACCCTTTGGAAATACTTCCTTTGACTTTAAATTTAGTAGTGACTGTGGAACTATTTTAGATTGTGTATCCTTGAGTGTCAGTGCCAGGATTTGCTTTCTTGTTCTTAAAGAATAGTCAAATTCTAAACGCAAATACTTACCAGAGCCAGTCAAACAAACAAATGTTCCAACCAATTCTTGAACAGCTCCTAATACTTGTAGCTTTTGCATTGTTGTTCCGTCTTTCTTTATGCTCACCTGGTCAATACTGATATGATTAGCTAAACAATCGTCAAAGAAACTCCCTGGTCCTTTTTGATAATATATTCCACATAAATGCATGAAGTTAGTTGGAGAAAAATAAACCTCAACTACATTAGATTCTGTATGGTAATACATTACTTTTCCCACAAAATTTTTCTTGAAAAAAACCGCCGCAAAATGTAACTGTATTAAAAAGCGTTGAAGCTTAATTCTTTCACCATAATTAGGTTTTTTATATTCTTCTTGTTTTGCCATACTCTCCTCACAAAAAAAGTGGCTTACAGAATCTGTAAGCCACTCAGTCAGTCGGTTTATTCTGGTGTCTGCCACCGCCTGGCCCTTACGTCCAA